ATACCTCGAGTAATTCCACTAATTGTGTTTGTGCCTGTAGTGTTAGTGGTGTAGCTCATGTCTTCAGAACCTATTCTTAGTTTACCGTTCGTTAAAGGTAAACTTGCTGTGCTTGTAAGGGTAACTGACGTTGCGCCAACAAGCATTACTCCCCCATTATTTATTGTTGTTGTTGAAGCTGCGACTGGTCTCCCGCCAAAATTAAATGTGCCCCAACCGTACCCATAAGTTTGATTTAAGGGTCCAACAGGCTCGTAAGGGTTTACATCTAATGTTCCGTCTGTAGAAACACCAGATTTAGTTTCAGCTGAAGGCATCGTTATTGTAAATGTTGTAGTTGTCGGAACCGTTTGTACTTCAAAAAGTTTATCATCAAAATCTGCAGCTGTGTAATCAGTGTTTGCAGTTGTGAAAGACCCTGCATTTGCAAAAGTTGTTATTTCACCAACCTCTAAATTGTGAGAGGAAGTTGTAGTTATAGTTACTGTTGCTGATCCGTTGGTCGTTGTTATGTTAGCGCCAGTAGAAAAATTAGTTGTCTCTAAAGGAGTAATATCATAAAAGGCACCTTCGTAATAAATAATTAGTACCTTATCAGTTCCTATTGCTGCGTATCTTTTACCTGCAGTATCAGCCCAAACATGTTGTGCTCTTGCAGCTCCTACTAATTTATTATTTACTAAAGCTTGCCAGCCACCTATCTTTTCAGGCTCACCATATCTAAAACGTACATTGTCCCCATCCACCCAACGACCTTCTGCGTCTGCTGGCGTAGATTGTTTGTCGAATCCTGGTGCTATTTTTACTTTTGCTAAAGGCATGCTGGTATTATACCATTTAGTAATGAAAGTTAAAAGACATAGAAATTCTGTCTTTATTTTTGTTCATATTTGGATTAACACTATGCTCAAGCCAAGCTGGAAAAATTAAAACTTGATCTGTAACTGGATGTATTTCCCACGTTGGTGTATTCATGTTATTGTGCTCTTTAATAATATGATTTGGCCAATATAAATCCATGTAATTTATAGTTGGGTTTCTAAATACTATCCCACCTGTATTTTCAGGTACATCAAAATAATAAACCCCAGAAAAAATAGAATCTTTGTGATAGTGCACAGCATTAAAATCTTTATATCTATTAGTATTAAACCAAATTTCTTTGACTTTTAATTCATCTTTAAATTCATAATAATTAGCTAGATGAGATACCTCAGTATTTAATTTTGTAATTAACTCTTTTAAATCCTGGTCTTCAATATCAAGATTATGAGATTGATAACCACCTAGGTTAGATACAAATCTGCCTGGCTGCTTACTTTTTTCTAATATTTTTTTTTCTAATATTGATTTATTTGATAATTTTAAAATTTTATTTAAGATTGATATCTTAAAAAGATCCATTAAATTTTTATCTTATCTTTCTCCTCCTGGTACTCATTAGGTAAACTTTCATATATTTTTACACCTGTATGCACAAAAATATCAGCTAATTGTTTTAAAACTTTAGGATCGTTAAAGATTAATTTTTTATGTTTTTTTATTGTTTCTATTTCTTTTTTAGAAAATCTAATTATGCCACAACCTTCTTTATCTTGTATTATATCCATTTATATACCCTTTCTTTTTCTTACGTCTTCGTCATCACCTTTGTAATCTTTGTATTCACCATTAGCGTCAACGTAATGTAAAAAAACTTGATGTTGAAAGTCTCCTTTAAAAGCATCCCTCCAATGCTCAACATGACAACCATTATAAATTATTCCATCACCTGGATTTAAATCTATTGCTTGGCCGCCCATATAAATTGGCCATTGTGTTCCATCTGAATTAATACAAATAGTAGCACTAATTTCACATGACGGTCTGTCTCTATGTTTAGTTAATATAGCATTATAAGTATAACATCTCCAAAAAGTATAAGTTTCAAATAATTTAATCCCAGTTTTTTCTTCAAAAATTTTTTTCTTAGCTTTAGCTAGGGATTGCATAACTGGATCTTTATAGAAATATGTGTCACCATTATTATTTTGATCAAAGTCATAACTTGTAAAATTTTCTCTATGTTTAATGTTACAATACTCTGTAATTAAATCTACTTCTTCCTTTGAAAGCAAATTTTCAATTTTTATAAATTGTAATTTATTTAAAGCAACCATGATACTATTACAAATCTTTTTCCTTTTTTTACTGGTGAAACCCCATGTGGGAATACAAAATTAGAAGGCCAAACAATCATTCGTCCTGGTACAGGCTCAACCTTTAAAATACTTTTATTTTGATCTTGTGGATCTGTAAAGTGCAATTCTCCACCTTGGTAATCGTTATTTAAAAAATAAATTACACTTAGAGATCTAGGTGTCATGTGGCCGTGATCAACGTGTGGAACATAATGACCTCCTTCTTCATACTTTAAAACATCTATGTTTATTACTCTTTCAACAGCAGGTCTACAAAAAACCTTTAAGTCGTTTTCATACAGCCCTACAAATTTTTTTATTACAGATAAAAATAAATTAGTCCAATGTATATGACTCATCGTATTAACATTACCTAAAATATAAGTTTGAACATTTCTAGTTGTTTTATCAATAACATTTGGATTATCTTTTGTACCTACTACTCCAGCATCCTGAAATTTTTCTTTATTAACATATTTTATAAAACTTGAAATAACTTCAGGTGGTAAGGTATTATCGTAAAATTTTATAAAATCTTTTATTTCCATGATTTTTTATTCCAAAATAATTCTTTGTAATTGTTAAAGAGCTTTCGTGTTATATCTAATCGCATTTTGGCCCTATTATACAGATTATTTTTATTTTCTTCAATAGAAATCGATTTCCAATTGTCTCTCTTAAAAGGTATAATTTGTACTAAAGGTTCCCCTCTTTTGAACGTAGTTTCCAATGTTGGGTATTTATCCCCATTAAAAACTATAGGTATATTAACCTCGCCAGAATAAGTATCCGTATCAACGATACCTGATATAGGTTCGAATCTATCATCTTGATTGTTTAATAATCTTGTAAATAAACATGAATAACCAGGGGGTGTTCTGACTATAAAAGGCAATAGAATTTTATAAAAAGGTAAATTTTTATTTTTTTTAGTAAAGGGACACTCTTCACCTACTTGATAAATAGGGTGTACATTCATTGTTTGATGATTTAAATTTATACCTAAGTCATTTATATCGTGCATATTTTGAGAATGAGCAAATTTAAAAGAACTATCTGGTTTTTCCTCTCCATCAATTTTATTTATAAAATTATGTGTAACTGTAAAATCTTGAGGAAAAGAAATAATATAACCTGCTGTTAAAGAATCTAAAAAAGGCATACATCCTTTAATTGTTTTTTTATACATAGTATGTTTAAGATTTTTAAACCAATTAGGTATATTTTTTACTGCTGGCTTAGGCAATATGTCTTCAAAAAGTTCTTTAGAGTTTTGTGGAAATATGAATTTTATTTCTTTTGCTTTGGTAAACATTTATCTTGTTTATACTAAAAACAAGCTAAATCAAGATATAAATTGTTGTCCTTAAGAGTTTTTCTTAAGGGTGTTACTGGGTAAGTAAGAGCATCAAAATCGATATTTTTTACAAAGTTAAGTGTAGCATTCGCTTCAGCTATTTTAGAGTGATTAGTTTTTGTATTAACTTTAGCTTGTAAAACATTTTTAAAATCTACTACGTCTCTTTCATAAACATCCCTGTTACATTCTAATGTGCTTATATCGTTATCGATAAATGTAACAATACCGCCAGAACAACGAAAAAATTTTGTGCCATCAAATAAAGAGTCGTATTCTGAATCTGATATTTCAATACTTTTTAAACTAGACCTGTTGTAAATGTAAGACTCGTCATCAGATGTTTTTGTAGTGTGAATCCAATCGATTGTTTCTGGATTTACGTCTTCACCTTTATTTATAAACCAAAGTTTTGCCATTATCCAATATCCTCAAATACCGCTATACAACCTACTGATCCAGTTCCCTCAGAACTAAAAGCTCCTCTACCCCTTTCAGCACCGTATAAATTGAAATTAGCAGGGTTAGTACCATTTACACCATTGCCGATTGGATGTTTAAAAAAATAATAATTCATATTATTTCGCATAGTGCTATTAGGCTGAGGAGGATTGTTTCGTATACGTGCACTAAAATCAAGAGTAGCCGCAACATTTCCTGCAACTTCACCAGGCGCTTGTACTCCGCCTTGTGGACTTGGTCTTCCTGGGCTTCCTCCATTTACAACTATATTTGTATCCCATATACTAGGATTTCCTGGTGTTGCAGGTTGTGTAGGTCCAAGTGGTCTAGTAGGCGCTGCACCAACACTCCATGGAACAGTATATGGTTGTGTAACTGGAACTTTATACATAGCAAATCCACCAGGCGCACCCATATTATCAGATGGCCAAGGCGGACTACTAATTGGTCCTGCACCTCCACCGCCACCTCTTACATAAACGTGAATTTTAGAAGTCGCTGGATTAGCTGAAAAGTTTCCTGATCCACCATTTGTACCATCTAGTGTGAATGGCCCTGGTGCTGATATATTAGAATCAGAAATCATTGTAGTTTGAATCATGTTTCCTCCACCTGCAGTTCCTGTAGACGCTGCGGTTAATCTTCCGTCTTCGTCAACTGTAATTGAAGCAAGTGTATATGATCCTGCTGTTACTGCTGTAGATTGTAATTGGCTTGGTCCAACTGAGTTGGCAGCCATTTTTGTTAAGGTTACGTTTGATTGTAAAATTTGTGCAGTTCCAACAGAGTTAGATGCCATTTTTGTTTGCGTCACATTAGATTGTAAAATTCCTGCAGTAACTACTGCGTTGTCTGCAATCTTAGCAGCAGTAATAGCATCATCTGCAACTTGTGCAGTTCCGATAGTTCCTCCAAGTGTATCTAAAGAAATTTCGTTTAAATTTGTTCCATCTGAATAAGCTGCATAAATTTTTGCAGCATCCAAAGTAAATCCTGTTCCTGATGCTGTTTTAATAGTTAAGTTTTCAGGGTTAGTTAA